TGCCTTGGCGAGTCATCCAAGAAGACCTGACCATGATTGCCGTAGAGCGCACGGTACGCACGCGAAGGAATAAGAAGTAATGGCCGAAGAGACGGTACTGATTCGCTTTAAGAGCGAAGACGATGCAACCAAAACCACCAAGGCCGTCAACGACGGGCTCGACGATGTCAGCAAAAACGCTGGCAAAGCGGGCTCGTCGTTCTCTGGTATGGGCTCGGTAATGACTGGGGTATTGCAGGGAATCGGTCAGGGCCTCATCGGGATGGCGTCGCAACTCGGCGGCAAGGCAATCAGCGCAGTCACTGACTTTGTAAGCGGCTCCATCGAAGAGGCTTCGCAGTGGAATAGCGTATTCGCACAGACGCAAGCGGTCATCGAGTCAACCGGTGGCGCGGCGGGCATCACTGCGGAAGAGATGGCGAATCTTGCAACAAACCTCAGCGCATCCGCTGGCGTGTCGTTATTTTCCGATGATGCCATCCTCGGGGCCCAGAACGTCTTAGCGACGTTTACCAACATCGAAGACCTACAGTTTGCAGGCGCAACCGAAGCAATCCTCGACATGTCGCAAGCGCTGGGGATGGATTTGGACAGCGCAGCGATGCAAGTCGGCAAAGCGTTAAACGACCCCGTCGCAGGCTTGGCGGCGCTGAGCCGAAGCGGCGTACAGTTCACCGCAGACCAAGAAGCCATGATTAAAGCCATGGTGGAAGCGGGCAACGTTGCAGGCGCACAAGAAGTGATGTTGAAAGAACTAAATACGCAGTTTGGCGGCTCAGCACAAGCGGCGGTGAACACCTACGCAGGCCAGCAGGTCATACTGCAAGAGAAAATGGCAGGCATACAGCAGACGCTCGGTGAAGCGCTTATGCCTCTGATGCTGCAGTTTGGTACGTTCTTGTCTGACACGCTTGTTCCAATCTTCGCAGACGTGGTCACCGGTATTGCTGACTTCATCAACGGAATGAACGAATCAGGCACCACGTCGGGAGTATTCGACACGATCCGCAACGCCATCGCAGCGGTGCCGGGCATCCTCGAAGTACTCAATGGATACCTCGCAAAGGTGCTGGTCTTCTTGCAACCGCTGACCGATGCGGCGACAACCTTCGGCACGGTGTTCATGACCGCAATGACCAGCGCAGGCGGCGCAATTGCGGAGTACTTAGGAAGCCCGGCGGTGCAAGGGTATCTTGCGGTATTGCAAACCGCTCTTGGTGCACTGGCAACGTTGGTGCGTGACGTGCTCGTCTTGGCGTTCCAAGGTGCGACCATTGCATGGTCGTTGCTCAGTCAGGCTTTCACTATTGCATGGCCATACATCAAGACGGTGCTTGACACGTTCTATTCGTTGGCCACGACCGTCATGGGAGCGGTAACGGGGATTCTTACCGCATTGTCTCAGGTCGTCAAGGGCGACTTTTCCGGAGCCTTTGAAACAATGAAGACAACCGTCGGCACTACGCTCGAAGACCTTTGGGAGTTCTTCAAGACGCTCGACAAAAACCTCACATCGTTCTTTGATGAAATCATACCCGAAGCGCTTGCATTGGGAACAAGTTTAATGCAAGGCATTGCCGACGGCATCAGCAGCGGTGCAACGCTCATTAAAGATGCGGCGATGACCGCAGCAAAGGCAGCGTACCAAGCGGTCAAAGACTTCTTCGGCATCGAGTCACCGTCGAAACTGATGCACGACATGGTCGGCATCAACGTGTCCAAAGGTATTGCAGGCGGTATCAAAGACGGCATACCCGAGGTGATTGGAGCATCCGAGCAGGCGGCAATGTCGGCGGCGCAGACGGTAAACAACTTTACTTTCAGCGCTTCGTACGCAAACACACAAAGCGAGTCATCTTTGATTAACGACGCACGCGCTTGGATGATGACGTTGGGGGAGGCGTAATGAAATTAGAATTCTACCGCGGAAGCGCAGTGTGGGAATTCAATGTAGCGAATGGCGGCTACAGTGGCGCGACAATGTACGTCACTGGGGCCGTCAATTGGGGCATTGCTCCAATTACACGTATTACGCAGCGAGGCCCATTCCAAGAAGGCGACAGTGATATTGATTATCGGCTTAATCCTCGCGTCATCAATTTGCCGCTCGTTGTGCCCGGTGAAACGTATGACGAGATGATGAACAACCGCGAGAAAGTCGCTGCAATGTTTCGACCGGGCAACGACGTTGCAACATTGCGACACACACTGAATCCCGACGCTGGTATCATCGATTTGCGCGGTGTGCGGTGCATCGATGTCAAGGTTGCCGGCGCAGTGATGGACACAACCCCCAACGAATTCAACGTGCGCGCAGTCATTCAACTACGAGCCGACGATCCGACATGGTACGACTCAACGCAGAAGCCTTTGCAACTCACCAACATACAATTCGGAACACCAACGCCATACCCGAAACCGTACGGCGTCCCGTACGGTGCCGCATCGGTCAATAACATTGTTTCGTTGGCGTACTACGGCACCGCAGTGTCATACCCGGTATTGGAGTGTTACGGGCCATTGACTGGGCTTGTGATTGACGACGGACTAGGTCACACAATCTCGTTGACGCAAACAATACCAGCCGGCGAAGTATGGTCAATTGATTTGCGCTACGGACAAAAGACCGTAACCGACAGCGCTGGAGTATCAAAGTTTGCCGCGATAAGCATCGACAGCGATATTGTGAACTGGGGACTGTATCCAGAAACATCGTTTCTCGGTGCATATCAAACAATCAGCCTCAGTGCAACTTCAACAGACTCCAATTCTGCAGTGTACATGTATTACAACGTCCGATACGTCGGTATTTAAGGAGTCTAAGCAATGGCAGAGCAATCTATTGGTTTTGCAACGGGTACCGGGGCAGCGTATGGCGACGGCAACGTTGGTGCAGGCTACGACACTGCGCGCATGATCGCCATGGAAACAAAGACGCTCAGCGACGGCGTACTACTGGTCGGCAACGAGTTTGCAATGAGTGGCTCGGGGACTGGTACGCTGACCATCCAAGACGGTGCGGCGGTCGTCGGTGGTTATTTTTACGAGAACACTTCGTCGTCGGCCATTGTGATTTCGACGTTGGCAAACGCAACGTATAACGTGGTCATCTTCGTCAACAGCACTGCAGGCTCGTTGACGGTGTCTCGGAGCGTAGCAGGCACAACCGTTGGAACGTACAGCGTGCGACTCGCAGTCGCTACGAGCGCACAACTCACTGGTCGAGTCTACGTCCAACTTGGCACCATCACCGTGGCGGGCGCTGTGATAACCGCAATCACGCCATCATACGCAATGTTTGGTACGACGTCGCAGTTGCCATACCAAGCATATGCGTCGATGAGTGGCGGCATTGCTACGCTGACACTAGCCAACACGTCATATGATTTGTCTAGTTTTAGCAGCCCAACATCATCCGGCGAAGGGCTCATCGTTGCCGACAACATCAACAACACTATGACAGTAAAGCGTGCGGGTATGTATTTGATTACAGGATCGTGCGCATTCTCATCTGGTACCACCGGCAATCGTTTGGTCACAATCAACGTAAACGGCGCCAACGTATCTTCTACACGTCAAGCGGCCGCAGGCGTTGCTACGCAGACGATTACACAAACCGCACTGCATTACTTGGCTGCGGATGACATTATAAAAATCAATTTGCAGACGTCTTTGGCAGGTCAATCTGTAGCATCTGGGTTGTTCAATGTAGTACGAGTATAACCATGGCGATACAGTACGTCATAAAACTGTACGATGATGCTGGGGTGCCGGTCGGCATCGTCACCCCGCTCGACATCGCAGTGGTGCACAAAGTCAACACGCCAAGCGTAGCGACGTTCTCTGTGAACCTCAATGCGCCAGTCGTTGCCAATTTGGACTACGGATACATCATTGAGATTATCCGAAGCGACCCGGCGATTGGGATGCAAGCGTACACGGAGTTCGTCGGCTTCATACGGTTTTGGGATCGCATCTACGGACAGAATCCCGTAATGAAGGCGACAGCCGTCGATGCGCAGTGCATCTTGCAATCTCGCGTCGTTGCATGGTATCCGAATCTTTCCGGCGTCTCGTTCTTCAATACCGCAGCGTTCCCGACCGCATCGTCAATCATGACGAATCTTTGGAACTACAACATCGGCAGTCTCGCCAACGGAAACCCTCCAGTCATGACAGCGGCGCTTACACGGCGCTACGGCACGAAGTTGCAACGATGGGCCGACGGACGTGTTACGACCGCAACCAACGCCACCAACCTCGGTATCGGCGACGCTATCGAACTGTCATGCAGTGGCGAAAACGTTTACGAAACCATGGTCAAAGTTGCGGACATTGGCGGTCTTGACTTTACCGTCAACTTCGACCGTGCGACGCTTGGCTATTCGCTATTCTACGCTGACAACCTCGGTGCCGACCGTACCAGCTACGTCAAATTCAGCCAAGCCAACAACACCGTCGGCAACCTAAGCCGCTCTACGAATCTCATGAACTACGGCACGTTGTTTCATGGCGTCGGGAGCAAAGGCAAAGACAAGAACCCGATACGCGCCAAATTCCCAACGACAGACCCGACCGGCGTCGATTTGCGCGAAGTCTACGTCAAGGGAAGCGACCAAACCAACGAGAACCAACTGCGCAGCCTTGCTCGGTCTCGGTTTCGTCGCCAACGCTTCAAGATTCAGGCATACGACATTGAAGTATTGCAGTCGGGAGCGTGGCGCTACGGTCGTGACTATTTCCTTGGCGATCTCGTCAGCGTCGATGCGCAGACCGCTACGCCATTGACGCGCAAGGTGCAAGCGGTGTCTTTGTCGATGAATTCGCAAGGAGTCGAGGAGGTGCGCATTGACTTGGCTGCAATCTGATGAAGCGCAATTGATGCGTGACCGCATGAGTACCGCAGAGCGTCGTGATGATGCGGTGTTCATCTCATTGACCCGCACGGCAACGCTCAGCATCACCACGGCTGGCGTCATCGTGACATGGCAAGCCGTCATTGACAGCGGCGGAGACATGACGGCGTCGGGCTCGTCCATCACGGTGCCCATCGCTGGATACTACAAGATAACCGTCATCGGCTCATTGAGTACACGCGACACGATACACGGAGATTTAGTCGTCAATTCTGTTGACGTTTGCTCAATGGGCACGGGAGCGCAGAGAGATGTGAAGTTTCGGCACACCGCTACCCGATTCTTCAAGGCCAGCGACGTTGTGCAGTATCGAGCGCATACCCAAACAGGCACGCACACGCTCCAAGTGGTAACCGAAGACAGCGCAGGCGAGTCGCCTATATTGCACATGGTGCTGCTATGATTTTTCGCATCTACGATCCAAAGAACATTACCTATGCGTACTTCGATGAGTACGGCGAAGAGTACGCAGTACTTCCCGACGGTGCCGACGTCGAAGAGCGTCCGTACACCGAAGGGCAAGCAATGCAAGCACTTCGCACAGAACGCAATCTAAGGCTCGTTAATTCTGATTACACGCAATTGCCCGATGTGAATCTTTCCGAGGCTCAGGTGGAAGCGTGGCGCGTCTATCGCCAAGAACTGCGTGACATCACCGAAAACATCGTGTGGAATGTGACGACGTGGCCAGCGAGACCGTAGTATAATGACCTCGTTACCGCGGTGTCCTATTCTTGGCAGAACTGCATCGCGGTGATACAATGAAGACGTCGTACGCGGTGCCTTTCCCGTGAACGGTCATCTGCATCAACGCCGCTCCATCACGGGGCGGCGTTGGTGTATGCAAAGAGCCCCGCATCGATTAAGATGCGGGGTCTCTTTGTATCTGCTGTTTGCGCAATGGTTG